TAGTAAATTCACTATTCGATATCTTTGCAAGTAATGCAACTCCAGTACTAGGGTTCAGTCTTGCTAATGGTCAAGATTATCAGTGGGTATCACAGTCAAATGTAATTGAGAATGCACTTACAAGTGCATATGATTTAGTAGGAGATACCGAGACATTCAACGATATCGACTTCCTAATTCCTGGTTCAATTAGTGCTGTAAGAGCTTCTAAACTAATTGATATTGCAGAAACTAGAAAAGATTGTATGGCAGTCATTTCTCCAAGAAGAAGTGACGTTATTACATCAATGTCTAGTGCTGATAAGACTACTAACGTAATTGAGTTCTTCAATCTACTACCAAGTAGTTCCTTTGTAATCTTCGACTCTGGTTACAAGTACATCTACGACAAGTATAACGATCAATATCGTTATATTCCATGTGCTGCCGACGTAGCTGGTCTTTGTGTAAATACAACAATTAATTCTGAAACTTGGTTCTCTCCTGCTGGTTATAACAGAGGAAATCTAAAGAATGCATTGAGACTTGCTTATAATCCTAAGAAAGCTGAAAGAGATAGACTTTACATTTCCCGTGTAAATCCTATCGTATCTTTCCCTGGTCAAGGTATTGTTCTATTCGGTGATAAGACTGGTCTTGCAACTCCAAGTGCATTTGACCGTATCAACGTTCGTCGTCTCTTTATTGAACTAGAGAAGGTAGTTGGCAGACTTGCTAAGTTCCAACTCTTTGAAATTAACGATGAGAATACAAGAGGCACATTTAGAGCAATCGTTGAACCATATCTACGTGATGTACAAGCTAGAAGAGGTATTTATGAATTCCTAGTTGTATGTGATGGCTCTAACAATCCACCAGATGCAATTGATAGAAATGAGTTCTATGCAGAAATCTATGTGAAGCCTGCAAGATCTATCAACTTCATTACTCTAACCTTTATCGCAACAAGGACTGGAGTAAGCTTCAGTGAAATTGTTGGTTAATTTTAGAAATATTCGTAAACTCTTAGGAGACTAAACTCTAATGGCAAAGAACATTACCGATTTCAAAACAGCTCTGAAGAGAGGGGGCGCACGCCCTAATCTCTTCAGAGTAGAGTTAAACTTCCCACAATTAAGTGGTGATATTAGTGCAGTTGCTTCCAACAATACACTAAAAACTCAAGCTTCTTTCTTAGTAAAAGCTGCACAACTACCTGCATCAAGTATTGGTGTAATTGAAGTTCCTTTCAAAGGTAGAATGCTCAAGGTTGCTGGTGACAGAACATTTGAACCATGGACTGTAACAGTAATTAACGATGGTGAGTTTTCTCTCCGTCAGGCATTTGAAACATGGTCTAGACAGATCAATGCTCTAACCGAGAACGTTTCTGCCCTAGGTTATGGTGCTGCTTCCAGTACAAACGGAGTAAACACCACTGGAAACAGTGGAACTAATGCTTCCGTAGGTCTAAGTTACTGCCAAGATATGTTTGTCTATCAACTAGATAGAGATAATATCCAGGCAAACCGTGGTCCTGATACTGGTAATGCAGTCTCTGCAGGTGAAGACAACGAGAGAGTTGTAAGAGCTTATAGATTCTATGATGCATGGCCTGCTGCAATCTCCGCAATCGATCTTGGTTACGAATCAAATAACCAAGTAGAGGAGTTCACCGTAGAATTCCAATACCAGTATTACGAAGTAAGTCAAGGTTCTAATAACCAACTTTCTTCTGGTAACGGGGGTTGATCCAACCTAAATAAACTGTAAGATAAGTAAAATATAGTATGGCTGCTGACAGACTATTTGGTTTTTCACTTGAGAACAGAAAGGGTGGTAAAAAGTCGGAGAAGACTTATTCTCCGGCTCCACCCACTGATGAAGATGGAGTGTCCACGATATCCGTTGGTGGGTATTATGGGCACTATCTTGATATAGAAGGTGCAGCAAAAAATGAGTTTGACTTAGTTAAGAAGTATCGTGAAATTTCACTACACCCAGAAGTAGATAGTGCAATCGATGAGATTGTTAATGAAGTAATTGCTAGTGATCTAGATTACTCACCAGTTGATATTGAACTATCTAATTTACAAGTTAGTGATAAAATTAAAAAATCTATTAGAGACGAGTTTAAATATATCCTCAGACTATTAAATTTTGATAAAAATTGTCATACTATTTTTAGAAGATGGTATGTAGACGGAAAGATTTTTTATCATAAAATTATTGACTTCGACAATCCTAAAGAGGGAATCAAAGAGCTACGTTTTATTGATCCTCTAAAGATTAAGAAAGTCAGAGAGAAATTAAAAAAGCAAGAAGACCTTGCAGTATTTGATAACAAAGATATCAATAGATTTAACTACGGTGACTTCGTAGAGTATTTCATCTATTCCAATCAAGGTTATCAGGGATTCAGTGGACAGGGTATTAAGATTGCTGCAGATGCAATCACCTTTGTTCCATCTGGATTGATGGATTATAACAGAAATCTAGTACTAAGTTACTTACATAAGGCAATTAAATCTATCAATCAACTTCGTATGATTGAGGATTCTCTTGTCATCTATAGATTATCACGAGCACCAGAACGTCGTATTTTCTATATTGATGTAGGTAATCTACCAAAAATTAAGGCGGAACAATATCTACGTGATGTAATGTCACGTTATAGAAATAAGTTAGTTTACGATTCAGCGACTGGTGAGATCAGAGATGATCGCAAGCATATGAGTATGCTTGAAGATTTCTGGTTGCCACGTAGAGAAGGTGGTAGAGGAACTGAAATTACAACTCTTCCTGGTGGTCAAAACCTAGGTGAATTGGCAGACGTTCAATATTTCAAAGAGAAATTATACGCATCTCTCAACCTACCTATCTCCAGATTAGAGTCTGGAAACTCTTTCAGTCTAGGTAGATCTTCAGAAATTACCAGAGACGAACTTAAATTTACCAAATTTGTAGGTAGATTAAGAAAGAGATTTAGTGAAGTATTTCACGATATTCTCAAGACTCAATTAATTCTCAAAGGGGTCATCACTTCCGAAGATTGGGAAGAGATGAAAGAAGATATTCAATATGATTATATCTTCGACAATCATTTCTCAGAACTAAAAGAATCTGAACTACTAACTGAGAGAATGAATTTGGTGAATATGGTCGAACCATATATAGGAAAATATTTCTCAATAGAATATATTAGAAGACAGATTCTAAAACAAACAGATCAAGAAATGGAAGAAATTGATCTGCAAATAGAAAGTGAAAAAGAATTAGGATTAATTGTAGATCCAAATGCAATGATGGATCAACAACTACAGGGTGATATGGGTGGTGGTCAACCACCTCCAGATCAAACTCAACAAGATGGTGCAGACCCATTAAATTCTGATTTTGAAAAAATTGTAGAACCAAAAGACTACAATAAAGGTAATTTTTAATAAATATTTTTACGAGGTAAATTATGTCTGATACAAAAGATATTATCTATTCTTTTAGTAACAACGATAACATTGGAACTATTGAAAAAATTAGTAATGCACTCTATTCAAGAGCAAATGATTACATTAATTCCAGAAAACAAGTTGTTGCAAAAGGTATTTTTGATGACAATTTAGATGAAAATCCACCAGCATAAATAGGTAGTCAAGGATGAAACTAATCACCGAAACCATAGAACAAGTTCAGGTTATTACTGAAGATAAAGATGGTGCCAAAAACACCTATATCACAGGCATCTTTCTACAGTCAGAGATGGCCAATAGAAACAACCGTTTCTATCCTTTCGATATTCTAAATAGAGAAGTCGCAAAATATAATGAAAGTTATATTAAAACTGGTAGGGCACTCGGTGAGTTAGGTCATCCAGATGGTCCTTCAATCAACCTAGACAGAGTATCACATAAGATTGTGAGTTTGCAATCCGAAGGTAAAAACTTCATTGGAAAGGCACAAATCCTAGATACTCCTATGGGTAAAATCGCCAAAAATCTTTTAGATGGTGGTGTAACTCTTGGAGTTTCTTCAAGAGGTATGGGTTCTATTGAAGAGAAAAATGGCATTAATTATGTGAGAGACGATTTCATGCTTGCAACTGCAGCTGATATTGTTGCTGATCCATCTGCCCCTGATGCATTTGTTCAAGGGATTATGGAAGGTAAAGAGTGGATTTGGGAGAATGGTCTCCTAAAAGAAAAGAGAGTTGATTCGTATAAAACATACATTAATCGCTCTTCCTCTAGAGAATTGCAAGAAAGAAAACTTCGTGTATTCGAAGATTTTATTTCTAATTTATAATTTTAATAAATACTATTAGAAAAAACATAACTATAGGGAGTTTTTTTCAATGTCTAAATCTATAGTTGACAGAGACTTTGAAACCGAAGTAACTATGTCAGAAGGAAGTAATGCGGTGACAGCACACGCTAAACCCGCAGAGTCTATGCATAAAGTAGATAATACTGTTCCAGGTCAAAGCGGTAGTGCTGAAGATCTAGGTGGTCCAGTAGTAAAACCTTTCGAGAAAGAAAGCATCGGCAAAAAAGTTGCTGCAAGAATGAAGCACGAAGGTAGTAAGTCTCTTTCTACAAAATCATCCAGTGCATCTGGAGATAAGCAAGATTCTATCAAGAAGAGTCCAACTTTCGAGGAAGTTGAAGATTCCGAAGAGAATATCATCCTAGAAGCTGAAAAAGAAGATTCTGAAAAAGAGTCTAAAAAAGAAGAAAAGGGTGAGAAAGAGGATAAGGAAGAAAAGGGTGAAAAGGACGAAGATGAGTCCGAAAAAGAAGATAAGAAAATGAAGAAGGAAGACATTGAAATCAATGTCGAAGAAGATGTAAGAGCACTTTTAGAAGGTGAAGAACTTTCACCTGAGTTTGAGGCAAAGGCAAAACTAATCTTTGAATCTGCCGTAAGAAATAAGGTTGCTGAAGTACTAGAAAGTATCGAGTCACATTATCAGGCAAGACTCGAAGAGGAAGTTGTTGCTGTTGCTGAACTCCTAGAAGAGCGTCTAGACGCTCAACTAGACTATGCAACATCTAAGTGGATTGAAGAGAACAAACTCGCTATTGATTATGGAGTTAGAAATGAATTGACCGAAGACTTTATGCGTGATCTAAAGCGCGTCTTCGAACAAAATTATATTGATATCCCAGAAGACAAGGTTGATGTACTCGCCGAAATGTCTAATGAAATTAATGATATGGAGAGTAAACTCAACGAAGCTTACGAAGTTAATATTAATCTTAACAAGAAACTAAGCACCTATATTCAAAATGGAATTTTTGGCGAAGTTTCTGAGGGTCTCGCAGACACTCAAAAAGAAAAATTAGCTTCTTTGGCCGAGTCTGTTGAGTTTGAAAGTGAAGAGGATTACAGGCACAAGCTTGAAACACTAAAAGAATCATACTTCCCAAAAACTCGCACAAATTCTATTGAGGATCTAATCGAGTCCAACAAGTCGTATGAAAACTTAGATGGTGCGATGGCAGCATATGCAGCTGCAATCTCACGTTGGTCTAAGTGATATTATTTTATAAATATTAACAGATTCCGAAAAATAACCAAGGAGCTAATCTAAAATGTTTAACGCACAACATTTAGTAGAAAAGTGGAGTCCTATTATTAACCATAGTGATCTCCCAGAAATCGGTGACAGTTACAAGAGAGCTGTTACTGCACAACTTCTAGAGAACCAAGAAAAATTCCTCAGAGAGGAGCGTGGTCTTCTAACTGAAGCCCCAATTACCAACTCCGCTGGTACTGGTGGTTTCACTGGTTCTGCTTCTCCTGCAGGTCCAGTTGCTGGTTTCGATCCAGTTCTAATTTCACTAATCAGACGTTCCATGCCAAAACTAATGGCATATGACATCTGTGGTGTTCAGCCAATGAGTGGTCCTTCTGGACTAATCTTCGCAATGCGTTCACACTTCGGTACTGATCGTGACGGTAACGGAGCTACTCCAAACGTATTCGATAACGAGACTTTCTACAACGAAGTCGCAACTGGTCGCTCCGCTGGTGGTGGTGCTTACAGTGCTGCTGCAGGTGAGACCAAGGCTAACCCAGGTCTTCTAAACCCAACCAACCCAACCGCAGGTGGTCAGGGTGCTACCAACTCTGATAACTACAGCTACGTTGGTGGTATGAACACTGGTACTGCTGAGTCTCTCGGTGGTGATAGTGGTGCTTTCCGCGAAATGTCTTTCTCTATCGAGAAAGTAACTGTAAGTGCAAAGTCACGTGCTCTAAAGGCTGAGTACACCCTAGAACTCGCACAAGACCTTAAGGCAATCCACGGTCTTGATGCTGAGACTGAACTCGCCAACATTCTATCAACAGAAGTTCTCGCTGAGATCAACCGTGAGGTAGTTCGTACAATCTACCTAACTGCACGTCCTGGTGCTCAGAACAACGTTGCTTCTGCTGGTACTTTCGACCTAGACGTAGATTCTAACGGTCGTTGGTCTGTTGAGAAGTTCAAGGGTCTACTCTTCCAAATCGAAAGAGATTGTAACGCAATCGGTCAACAGACTCGTAGAGGAAAGGGTAACTTCATCATCTGCTCTGCAGACGTTGCTTCCGCCCTTGCAATGGCTGGTGTACTTGATTACAACTCACCATTCAACTCTAAGGCATCTGATCTACCTGATGACACCGCTTCTACTCTTGCTGGTGTAATCAACGGTCGTATCAAGGTTTATGTTGATCCATATTCCGCAAACGTAAGTGATACTCACTTCTACGTTGCTGGTTATAAGGGTTCTTCACCTTATGATGCAGGTCTCTTCTATTGCCCATATGTACCTCTCCAGATGGTTCGTTCCA